CTTCCATGTATGGTGAGGATAAAAATGAAATTTTCTTAAATGCTAAACAAATGGTGCAGAACAAAGTGCAAAACAGCATGTTTTATCAATTACTTGCTGATTTAAGTAATCACAAGGGTCACACTATGCAACAATTAATGAGTATGAAGAAAGGCATAATTGACATGTGCAACAAGAGAGTAACAGAAACTGACCTGTTATCGTTGTGCCAACATTTAGGACCTATATTGGAGAAAGCTAGTATATTTAATGAGAAAGTGAGTTCATCTTTCTTTAACCATTTATTGGGCATAATATCGGAAGCTATGAATTATAAAGTTATGGGTTATGATGTCATTTGTATAGAAGGTACCACGTCGAAATTTCAAAGGGTTCTAGAAGATATTGATTTGGTTGTATCTAAATCCTCTAACAAAGAAGTGATTTTTATAGATATTACTACTCCTAATTTGCAAGAAAGATACATCTACGAAAGAGAAGAGCAAGAAAACAAATACAATAATTTAAGCACTATGATGTCCAATATAGGTCGAAAGCTATCTCTAACTTATGATATCAAAACTTTTGTGATATCACCAAAGATTGATCATTTTGTCAAATTTAATTATGATCCTAAGAGACTCAAGTCATATGAATTGAATGATTGGTTTGATTTAATTCACAAGGTGAAGCCGTTAGTGGAATCATCTGATGCTAACATACTTTATCAAGAAGTTCTGAGATTGTTGAAATCAGGAACTGATTCCATGCCCAAGAACAAGAAGATCCGATTGTCAAAATTTATCAAGACTAACAAAGATAGATTAAGTATGTCTATACAAACCAATGGAATCTTATCAGGAACATTCTATGATGAGCTTTTGGAGTATGTAGATAAGAAATCAGTTGTGAGCACTGACAAGAACAAAGAAACACCAGAGAGTGAATCCTTAAAAGAAAAGTTCAACAAATTTTATTGTAGTTTTGATATGAAAGAGAATATAGCAAATTCAGACATAAAGTACTCATTTAACAAACCTTTGTACGGGTCTAGGGTTTTGATAGATGAGAAAAGAGAATTAGATGTTAAAAATTTGCTATTAAACTTGAATGATAGAGGGGAGGCTTCTGATGAAATAAGCAATCTTCTGTGTTCGTTACTCAGATTAGATGAAAAAACTTATGATGCCATAAATAATGAGAAGATATCAATACACAGAACTTTTACCAAAGATGAAGAACCCAAGATGATGAGGAACACTTTCTTTTTAAAATTCAAAGATCCCAAAATGAGTATGAAAAAGTGGTGTGAAAGAGATGATCATTTAATTATAAAAAAAGATGAATTATCTCTTGATGGAGGTTCTTTGAGAGCATATGAAGAAAGCTTTCAGAATTTAAAAAATGATATGATGCACAAACCAGAAACAGAAGGTTCATTCAATCACAACATAAACGAGTTAGTTGATCTTGAATTCTCTTCCAATAGCATTGAGCTTAGTATAAGAAAGATATTAAAGAGCATGATTAGTTTCGTTGGGAAAAACTACTTATCTAGTTTAATTAGTCAAGAACAAGAGTTAGCTATTTCTCTAACATCTACTTTCTCAAAACCTAAAAAATTGACTTATAAAGTTAAAAACGCTAAAGGTGAAGTCAAAATGAAATTATGTAGAAGTGCATTCAACTCAGATGGCATATTGTTTAGTATCGGAAAATTAGGGAATAGAGATGCAATAATATTCACTTTCAATTCTTCTCATATAGAAGAGTTTAGGACTCTGAATTACATGATAGTGGGTAGACCCGATTCTTTCAATTGCAGAACTAATTTCTTACACCCAAAGCATGATAAAATTCAACCAAGAATTCTCAGCATATCAAAAACTCAATTGGAGTGGAATGTGGCTGTTTATGACAAATATTTATCAGTGGTGACTCAACAAGTCTTAGAAAGGTTAACTTTTTCGGAAGATAAATTAAAAGATTATGATAATTGTTTAGACACTCTATTCTTCACTGGTCTATGCATATGCAATAATGATCTAAGGGATAGTATCAGCACTGAAATCACTCGATTTATATATGTTAATATAACAGGTGAGAGTTTTGGTGTTAATGAATTATACAAGAAAATTCTTAATCGTCAAAGAACAGAAAGAAATTTTATAATCAATTTATTTCTTCTTCGCTTGATGAAAATGAGTACATTAACTTTGTTAGCAAGATTTAATTATATGAAAAACTTGTACAGCAATTCCTCACCCTTTTTGATATCATCCAAAAAAACACAATTAGAAACAATGAGTGCACCAACGAACATGATAGCTTTACCTCAGGACTCATTATATTCTGTTTCAGATAAGCATGCAACAAATTCTCTCTATTTTTGTAAATTTGTGAATGTTAATCGACACAACAAACTTAGCACAGAACCTCCTGTTATAATGAAAGAAATAGAAAATAGACGCATTTTTGTTAAATATCGAACAGATGAGACTCATGATGAATGTGATATACATGAAGCCTTGAAGGTTGATATAAATGATGGTCCTCAATTAATAAATTATCTTAGAAGCTTGAAATCACTGAAGTATAGTACTCATGATTATTTCCACAACCCTATAATAGTTATGATCATAACTAAATTGAACTTAATTAGAACTCATATGGGGAAATCATTCAAGATGACTAAACTCTTAAATGAACCAGAGGAATTCATTTACCCTAACATTGATAGCAAAGCTTACAAGACTAAGTATGAGAATGCATCCAATGAATTGTGGAAATCAAGCATTAACCAAGCTATAAATGGTAGAGGTAGTGTGATGAGAAAAGGACTGTATGGAATAATAAACACTAGTATCATAGACCCAGAAGAAGTAAAAAGAATTAAGAGAGATAGAATTGATAATGATAAAGTTCTCAACAATAATAACACCAAAACTAAGAAATCCAATTCAAAAAAATCAGCTAACTGGGTGAACAAGCAAAAGCAGTTCAAGAGAGTTATGAAAAGAACAGAAAAGGAGTACTACAAAATTATATTGAAAGGTGAAAGGCTAAAACACACAGTAAATCAGAACTCTAAATGTTATAGTACTGTTTTAGATGCTTTGTACAACTCTGTTAAGGACAAGTTCATTAGCAAGCCATTTGATATTTTGATTAGATGGTCAAAATTTAATAAAAATGAGCTTAAGGAGAATCAGGAAACCTTAGTGACTCTGGACTCTAAAACAACTAAACTAAATGATGAAGCTATTTGGTCCTTACCTAACAAAGCTTGGCCAATAATGATCAAAGTTTTTAAGGATGAGATAACTTATATATCAAAAATGGTTCACAAGGATCAGATAGGGGATAGAGAGATAGCTGTGATGGATGCTATGGCTAGGGTGTGCTGTATGATAATAGAGAACATTTGTAGGTCAATCACTAAAATAGATATTGAGCATGGCAATGCAACTAATATAGTGGAGCAACCCAATAAGGATAGCTTGATAAGAAAAGTTTATGTTGAAAACTTGAACAATTCTAACAAAGTTAAAGGATCAAGATGTTTATTTGAAAATGCTGATTGCTCAAAATTCGGGCCTAGAATGATGCCTCATATGTTAATGATTCCAATTATTATGAGACTGAGTGATAATGTGGAAAATACATTGATAGAAAACCACTTTAAAAGTTTTTCCAACAAGGTGTTCAAATTACCAGACTTCACATATTTAAAATACCTCTACACAGAAACTATTGATGAAAGCAATATTAGTGATAGCTTGATGTCTAAATGCTTGAAAATGATCAAAGAAGAGTTGATTGCAGGGAAAAACATAGGAAATATCGGAAGACAATTTATTTGTGCTAGTCATACAATGCATCAAGGTATCCACACTGTTGCTAGTAGCATATTGGCTGGAGAAGCTCATTATTTCTTTGATTTTATAATAATCAGAATGCATAAAGATATTATAAGCTGTGATACTAGAGTAACTTCTGATGATTATAGTAGGATTCTTGTGGTGAATTTTTTGGAAGGAGATAATAAGACGAATAACAATCTTAGTAATATTCGGAAAACCATTTTAGATATGAGTGCAAGGATAATGAATGTATTTTGCATAAGTAGGAATAATTATAAATCAACCATATCATCTCAAACCTTCGAATTAAATTCTATATTTTATATGCCACAAGGAGAATTCAGACCAGATATCAAACAAGTTTTGTCATTAGTCGACTACGGTGATGATATAGATCCTTATCCTAATGCCATGAAGTGTGTAACTATAGCAAAAGATATGTTTGCTAGTGGAATAGGTCTGATTGAGAGTTCCTTAGTTGGTATATTAAGGTTGCACTTGTATTGTATACAAACACAAAACATAGAAGTTATAAAGCTTTATCAATCTGATCTCTTAAAGGTGCCAATAGAATTGGGGGGTTTGCCAAACATTAATCCTTTGCGATCCTTGATCTGTGGAAATATAAGTTCAGTAATTACCAATTACTCCTCTGACCATTATGAAGGTTCTAATGGACTCAAGTTGGATCTAATGAATGTAAATTATACTGATGAGCCAAGAGATTTAGCTGAGGATTTGCAAGATGAGCTAAACATGAGAGGGGAGATTTTCAATTTCAATAGATCTGGGTTGATTAATTTCAAGACTAGAGCTGAAGATAAGAGCACTAGGCGATTAAGAGAAATGATCAATAATATATCAGATGAAAGTTGTTTTCTATATTTGGGACTTATTAAAGATGAGAACTCTATATTGGGATCAATTATAAATATGATACAGATAGAAAATGCTAAAGACACAAACAAGTCTAGTTTGGACAGATTGTTAAGCACATTACATTCTAGAAATGACTACCTATATTATGTGAATTCGTCCATGCTTCTTAAACTGATAAATTATTTGGACCCATCTGTTCTCAAAGAAACCTCAAAGACCAAAACTAAAAGATTGATAAGTAGAGAAAATCTACAAAAACTAATAAGGTTGTATCTAATTTTGATTTATGATGAAAAAAATAGTCAGCTTTTGGTAGCTCATATGCTAGAAACATCTTCACAAGAAACTTTGAGTGTGAATCAGATGAGAACTAATCTAGAATCCTATCAAAATGTGTGTCAGAATATGAAATTAGATATGATTTTCCCAAGTGCTTCTTTTAGTCATAAACAAACAAAGTTCTCTTCTTACATAGATGTGGAATATATTAGAGCTAAATTGTACATATTTATGGATAAGCATCTCCCAAAAGTGCTTGGTGGAATGTCTAAGATAAAACCGATAAAATTCTTCGATCTATTGAATTCTCTCATAAGCAGATTAACCAAGTTGAATTATGACAAGACCAAGTATAAGATTAATTGTGATCAATCTCTTAGTGCAGGTAGTTCTCCTATAAAATTATTACTTGAATACAACTTCTTAGGGGGGTCTATTGTGCATTATATGGTTAGTGAGTTGATATTGTCCAAAAGCACCAAAAATTTACTACACATAAAAGATTCTATTAATGCTATAATCAAACATGATCTCTATAGAAAGTATAACGACAGGAAGAATAATACTAAATCCAAATCATGTAGAGCTTACAGTTTGAACCAAACTGTTATGAACATCTTGAAAATAACAGCTGAAGACTTAAGAACTAATAATTGCTCTCACATGGACGTCACTCCATTAGTAACTGCTTTAACTCCTAATGATTCTGATATAATCAGGGCTGATGAGAAGGATGCCTTAAAGTTTATCAGATATTTTAGCCAAAATAAAATAAATTATGGTTACAATGGTTTTCTGAAGTCCAATGTTGGAGATGAAAAATGTGTGAGACAAAATGCTTTCAGAAAAGAAGATAAATCGGGCAACCTATTGTCTGAATACTTGGTGCATAGAAATAAAGATAAGATACTTTACACTGACATGGCTATTAAAGAAAACAAACAGTGGGTGCATTATATAACCAAGTTTTCTTCATTCTCTTTGGTGGGTCAAAATCCTTCGGATCAATACAAATTCTTTGAGATAAAAAGCACTAATCAAATGTATGAGATAGATTTTGATTTGATAGATGGGCACATTTATTTATCTTTATACAATTCTAATGAGAATCACTTGTTATATCCTTTATGTCCCATAAATTTGTCTAGAAATAAGAGATTGTTTATCACGAGAGATCTATTATTACCAAAGAAAGTGAAGGATTTCTTAGAATCTAATGTTTCCCAAAAAGATATTAAAAGGATCTTGAGAAGCAAGAACATCATAGATAACACAGAAATAATAGAGACAGACTCGATATTGATTAGTTCAGAGGAAGTTAAAAAGAAAATAGAAGTGTCTAGTAATGATGAGTCTGATATGCCTGAGAGAGATTCTGTTATGATAGAATCCTCTAACATAATATTGCCAGATAAGTTGATGCCAGGTACCATCAGCAGCAAGTTGAACTCTTTAATAATAGATGAACCTCCAATAAAAGACCCTAATATAATTAAAATAAAAAAACCAAAGTTAACAAATAGGCTTAAGAAAATGCGTGATCTCATAATTGGTAAAGGCTACAAGCTTCCAGTTGATATTGCTTTGCTTAAATCATATGCAGCACTTGAAGATAATGAAGGGATGTTAGACCTGTGCAAAGATGTGATTACAATTGATTTTATGGAAAGAGAAGAAGAAGAATTCGAAGATCTATTGGAACAATTAATTGATATAGTTGGAGAAGAACTGAGTCTTGATTTAAGAGAAAAGAAGGAGTACTCTTTTCTTTATCTCATGTTTCACTCTAAAGAAGACCTTTTAGTGTCTGAAGATATTGTTCAAGAAGAAGGTGATAGCAACGAAAACTCAGATAGTGAAGATAAAGAAAGTACTAAGCTCAACTCAATCACTAGCACTAAGAATATTAGTGAAACAGAGAGAGAATTGAGGGAGAATAAATTTCTGGGTAGTCTAGCTGAGAATTCCAGTGATATCATTTTCAGACTAGTGGATAGATCTCAAATAAGCTCTAATATTTTGAAGAATGTTAAAGAAACTATGTTGGAAGATAAAAGCTTCTTGAAAAGTATAAGGCCAAAGAAGAAGAAGAAAAAACTAGAGTCTAAGAGATACAGTCAGAGTGAAGAGAAAGAACTAAGTGATGAGGATTTAGTGAATTCTTTTTTGAAAAATCGAGCTTCATTTTTAATAGTGGAGAGCCATTATTTGATACCCGAAGGAGAGAAAATTATCTTAGAAGATATGTCTCTTGAAGGTGTTATTGATGCTTACTTAGATGCTTTTGAAGACAGCCCTATAATACAAGATCTCATAAATGATCTATATGTGAGCTTGAAATATGGTAAATTGCTTAGCAAGATGTATGCTAATTTAGAAGATTAAGAGTTGAGGTTGTTCAGATTTTGTCAGGTTGGAGTTGTAGATTAGAGTTCAAAAATGAGTATCAAAATATTCAAAAAA